CCGGAAATGCGCTGGTGGGCCGCAGCCCCCCGTACCGAGTGGGCGTTGTGTAGGAGAATGTCGTCGCCATCAGATTTCCGATGTCTCAAGGAAGCTGGTTATCGCCACGACGGTCGCCGGGAACGGACGGCTGATCTGCCAACACACCATGCCGTTGAAGTCGTAGCCGTCATCCACGACGCCGCGATGGACGCCGGAGAACATGGTTGCGTGGTCGAGGATGATGTCGGTTGTGGGTGACCGAAGTTCCGCCTGCGTCACATTGCTGAAATCGGTTCCGAAATAGATGCCGATGGTGCCGTTGAGGAGCGCGCCGACGCGATGTACCCGCTGCTCCTTGCCGAGCCCTGACCCCTTGGTGGACTTGATTTCGCCCTCAGCGAGCGGCCGGAGCAGTTGCCCCTTCGAGACGAATGGAAACCCGATGACTGCCGGCACGGTGTAGGTGACGCCGGAGATCACGATCGGGGTCGCAAGCGGCCCCCATGTGGCGGCGTTCGTTGCGATCACGAGGGCCGCGTTGAACAGCCCGTCTACGTCGGAGCCATAGGGAACGACAACCGAACCGTCCGCCGCAACCACGTAGTCGCCCACGTCGAGACCGCAGCAGAACACCGTGACGGTGCGCCCGACGTACTGCATGCAGCCGTAGAAGGTGACGCCGCTCACGTCGCCCGTCCCGGTGAGGACGAACATGGTTCCATCGAGGAAGGCGGAATTGCGTAGGTCAAAAGCGGCCACATCAGTCGCTCGGGCTCGATGAAGCGGTGGTTAGCGCCCCCGTAATCGAGAAGGTGTTGCCGTTCCCTGAGAGGTCGGTTGCGAAAGTCGATGGAGCCGCGGCAGGGGTAAGGCTCAGGAAGAACGTCGGCGGCGTGCCGGTAGGAAGCGAGCCATCAGCCCCTAGACCAACTGGCTTTTTAGTTGCGGAAATGAACTTACGGCGGTTCGACGACACAGTAAAGTCAATGAACTGATTTAACCCCCACCAACATTCCGCGAAATCCATTGTGACATTATCGCCAAATGTATCGCCACCGATTGTAAATTGAAGACCGTTAGCCACCATCGTAAAAGCCACTCCGGTATCTGTTGCGGGCGTGTCGGTTACATCTACGTCATCTATGTATAGCTTAAAAATCCGTAACCCTGCCGCGTGATTAACATCGGCCATTACGAGGACATTATGCCATTGACTGTTTGTTGCGGTAACAGTTGTACCAAACACAAGTGCGTTCGCGAAGGAGGTTGACTGTCTCAGATATGTTCCCTCCGCAAAATTCTGGAGTGCCGCGCCTCCGTCGGCTCCGGGGTTAAGCCCGGCCGTGTCGCCGACCCACAGAGGCGATCCACCCGCGCCAATATCGGCCGCGCTTTTGTACCAAAATGAGAAGGAAAGAACCGTGCTATCGGTCGCCGTCAGCGCCGCCAAATCGAGATATGTAGACCCGTCGAAATGAACTGCACCAACCGTCCCAGGCGGCGGGGGCGGCGCGTCACCAATGGCGGTCAGCATCAGCGTCGGCACCGCGCCGTCGAGGTACATGCAATTTCCGAGAAGGAGAGGCTGTACGGTCATGCTGGTCCCCACATGCGCGACATCACTTCAATGTGGTGTGCCGTCTGCGTTGCGTCGTAGGTCACAGCCACGAGGCTGTCCTGGCCGTTGGTCACGCTCATAATCGCGAGGCTCTGGAACAGGCGGCTTGCGCCGTGGGTGTGCTGGTGCCACCCGTTGAACTCCGGCGGCACGGTCGCAAAGTCCGAGTAGCGACGATAGGTGCAGCCGAGCAGCGTGCCGTCCGAAGTGCATGCCCATAGGCAGGGTAGCGGGTCTTCCTGGTAGGCGATCTCGGTGATGCCACCGTGTTCGTCAGGGAGGTGCTGCGCGTTGGCGTTCAAGAGCCGGCCAGTGAAACGATTGGAAAACGCATCGACCATGTATTCGTAGACCTTGCGGCCGAACGCTTGGACGAACAGCAGCGCCGTCCCGACACGGGCGGGCTCGATGAAGGCTGACTTGAACCGGCTGACCTTGCGCACGGTCGCCTGCGTGGGGGTAAGTGCGTCGCCGGCCGACTGCGCACCGAACAGCCATTGACCATCTTCGGTGCCGAAGATCATTCCCTGCCGGTCGGGCGAGAACCACAGGATTTGGTTGTTGTCCCTGTCATTGAACGTCACATTGATCGCTGCGTCGTCGAACACCCCACCCGTCGTGTCGGAGGGGCTAAACAGACCGTAATAGGACGCCACCCCGTCGAACACGTTTGGACTGCTGGCGTCCACGCTGTTCGGCACGGCACCGCCGAGGAGGAGCCGGCCGTCGATCCACCCGCCAACGGCGGGATAGGTGGCCGTGGTGTACTTGCCGATCTGCCAGGTGTCGATGATGCTGCTCGCGTTTTGCAGCGTGTGCGCGGCGTAGTTGGCCTGCACGAGAACGTCGATGTGCGTGGTGTTGGTGACGACCGTGATATATCCCGCGGTCCAGTCGCCAAGCGTGGGGTCGAGCACCCAAGGGAACGTCTGCACGCCGGCTACGGAGAGAGGCTGCCCCGGTACGGCGGTGTTGGAACTGGCGACGCTGCGCCAATAGGAACCATTATAGGTGACGGTATCGCCCGAGGCGTAGGTGCCCGCAGCCCATGCGACCGGCTGGGTCCATAGTCGCATCGCGCGCCCTACATCGGTGCTGTCGAACAGGCGGCCAACGTCGCCGTCCGAACCGATCGTCAGGTGATAGGTGAGCCCGTCCGTCGTCGTCCACGTCGCGGTCTTATTGCCGGTCTGGCTGGTGCCGATGTAGGGGTCGAGATAGGGGCCATCGACCTCCTTGAAGTCCGCGTCCTTTGAAACGGTGATCGCGCCGCCGACGATCTCCAGCAACCATGGGGCGTGCCCCTTCGACAGCAGAAGCGCAGCGATGCCGGATTGCACGACGCGGAGCTTCGCCACTTCCGCGACACTGGTGTAGGGAAGGGCCTTGACAACGATGCGCTGCGCGCTTGCCGTGGTCGTCGTGTAGCTCATACCGCTGCCGACTATATCGGTTCCCGTCACCGCGTCGGCGAGGGTGAAGGTGGTGGTCGAGACTTTCGTGACGATGAGTTGCCGGTTGCGCACGGTGGCGGCGCTCGCCCCCGTCCCTGTGTTGTTGGTGATGATGATCGTGTCGCCGGTTGACCAGTTCTGCGCGGAGCTCATCGTCATCAGCGTCGGGGTCGCTCCCGAGAAGCTGGTAATGGTGCCGGCCGCGGCATCGCAGAGGAGGCCAGAGTAGCCGTTGGCGGTCGGCTCCCACACCCGGAGCCATGAGTTCGACCCGTCGCTCGTAATCTCAAGCCCGTAGACGACGTTCACACCGGAGGTGGCGATGTCGCCCGCGATGAACGACCGGATGATCCCGGCGTACCCCTTGTAGGTGTACCCGACATCGAAGAACCCCGGCCGGCGGGTCCACGCGCCCTCCTCGGTGGGGAAGGAGTTGAGGCACAGGTTCATCGACTGCCGGTAGGTTGGCAGATCAATGCGGCCTTGTGCCCACGGGGAAACTTCCCCCTGCTGAAAGGTGTACTGCGTCGGGTTGGAGGCACCCATCAGGCACGCACCGTGACGTACCTATTCTCGAACATGCTGGTCGGGCCGATCTCAATTGCGTTGGTGAGAACCGCCCGGCGGCGGTCGCTCTTGTACTTGCGAGAGATCGACGCCATGAGTTGCGGCAGGAGCTTAGGATCGAGGGTCTTGAATGAAGCAGTCGTCTCCTCGGCGATCTGCGCGGCGAGCATTTCGCAGAACAGCGGGTCCATCGCGGACACGTCCACGACGCTCGCGATAAACCGCATCATCAAGGGGCCGGGGGCATGGCTGACGAGATATTTGTCCTCCAGGGTCCAATCTTCCGGGGACGCACCCGAAGTCGAGCCAAGGTAGGAATAGAGCCCGGCCTTGGGATCGGTCGGCGCGCGCCGCAGAAAAGCGTTGGGCAGAGCATACACATTGGAGCTTGCAAGATCATGCGAAGGCCCGGCACCGACCGGCCACATGATCTGGAGCGGGGTGGTGCTGGCCCCCGTCACATCAAGCCAGTTCCCGGTAGCCGACACCGGGTTGTCCTCGTTGTTCGCATACATCGAGGCGTAGATTTTGATGGCACCGGGATAGGTGAGCGGGATCGGGCTGCCGGAGGCGGTCACGCCGTAGCTGCTCGCGCTGCGGCCGAGGCTCGTCCACGGAACCCAGTTGGTCGTGTCAGTGACGGCGTTGCCGATGTTGCCGGCCGTCAGGGAGACGTACCAGATGGCTCCTGAGCGGACCACGTTATTGATGGCATAGGTCGTGCCACCTGCATAGGCAGCCGGAACAAGGACGATCTCGCCTTGCTGATACGCTGTGGTGGTGAGGCCGGTGGTCCCTGTATTGTAGAGGTCGAGCGCCAACGCACCACAGTAGCGGTTGTAGTCGGGGTCGAGTTCGGGGGAGACCGTTGCCGCGGTCTTCGCCGCGCGGGTCTGCCAATAGAACGTCTCGCCCGCATAGAGCCCGGTGGGAGGGGTGTAGGAGACAATGGCCCCGGAGGCGTAGGTTGTGCCCGAGACCCACGTAGCGGGCACCCACGTCACCGTGTCGATGCCGATGGCGCGGAGGACCGCACGCTTGGTGGCGAAGCGCCAGAAGTTCGTGGTCAGTTCGCTCTCGCGCAGCTTGTCGTAAGTGAATACGGTTTCGAGCGCCTGCTCGCTGTGGTCGGCGAGGGTGGTTATGCGGGGCTGCCGCGCAAGCTGGAGCGCGCGGTTGATGATGTCGATCGGCAGCGTAAAGGCCGACATTTACCGGCCCCGCGGTGCTGTCGCGCCTTGCTGCTGCGGCACGTCTGTCTCGGTCGGGTCGTCCTCGGACGAGCCCCCTTCGATCTCGTTGACGAACTTCGCCATGTTGATGTAGCCGGTGTAGAGCGCGCGGACATTGTTCAGCCGCTCGGTGCTCTGCGTGAGGGTGTCACACAGTGCGATGGCGATCCGCGCGGCCCATACCTCGCAGAACAGGTCGTCCATGACCGTCATATCGGTCTGGTCGGCGACGAACCGCATGATAAAGCCGTCCGTATCGTTCGTCATCAGGTGGCCGGCTTCGACCTCCCAGTCGTTGTACCGCATCGCCGCGGTGACGTTGAGTTGCACCCCGGCGGCGCTCTTGGGGTCTTGCGCAGCCATGCGCAGGAAGTTGGCCGGCAGGCGGTAGATGCCGCGGACGGCGGACCCGTCCGGCTTGTACCCGATCGGGGAAATGGTGGTCGTCGTGTTGGCCGCGATGGTCGCCCCGGCGATGACGTGCCAGTAGGCAGTGTTAGCCGCCTGCGCCTGGTTCAAGCTGGCCGCGACAGCGATGTAGACGACGCTGCTGGTGTAGATGATGTCGCCGGGGTAGTAGTTGACCGAGGCGGAATAGACCTGTGCGGTGGTGGGGCCGAAGTAGGGTATCCAGTACGGGTTGATCCCGCCCGCACCCTGCACCTGGGCAAGGTTGGTCGCGCGCACAGACATCCACAAATACCCGGCACTGTCTGCGATGATGTCGCCCACCGCGTAGGTGGTGCCGATTGCCCATGTGGCAAAGGTCACGTTGTCAGTGGTCGAGACGATCTTGCGCATCACGGCGTGGCGGACGGCGAACGTCCACACGCTGCGCTGCAACTCCGAGCGGCGCACCTTGTCAAAGACGAAGTTCGCCTCGCGGGCCGGCTTGCTGCTGTCGGTGAGGGTTGTGATCCGCGGCACGCCGAGGTGCTGGAGGCCGCGGTTCACCACATCTACAGGAGTTGTGAAGGCCATACTCTGTTCCTAATGGGTGTCGAAGTCGGTGCCCGTTCCCGTCTCCACCTCAAACTCGGTGGCGACGGTAGTATCGAGTGTATTGAAGGTCGTGTTCGCAGAAGGAGCCGACTGCCCCCACGAAACGCCCCACGAAACGCCCCATGAACCTCCCCAAGCGTCAGCCATCTATGGCCCCCACGGGCTGAGAGTGGTCCCGGCACCGTTCACAGTGATGCTATTCACTTTCGTCACGTTCGCGCTGACCACACTGGTAACGGACCCGACTGCGCCCGTCACACTGCCCGCACTCGTGATCGTGCCGGCCGTGATATTGGTCGTGTTCGCGATCGTGCCGCTGGGGAAGGTAGCCGACAGAAACCCGGTCGGCTTCCATCAAAAGTCGCTGTGTCGTTTACCCCCGGCCCTGACGCGGGCGCTCCAGTTCCCCCGGTCCCTGTACCCCAGTGAGCCGATGAAGCCGTTGTGCCGTCCCAATTCCCGGTCCCCCCCGTCCAGAAGCGAGCCGCCATTGCTAGGCAACCGAGAGGGGGGCCGCCGCCACCGCCGTCGCTGTCGCTGTCGCTTGGAGGTCAACTACGGCCATCTGTAGGTCCGCTATCTGCTGCTGGTATTCGGCGATCTTGGCGTCGATACCCGCCTGCGTAGCAAGCGCCTGCTCCTCGGCGATCTGTGGGGCGCGGAACGCTACCCAGGCATCGGCAAGCTGCTGCTTCTCCTTTGCGATTGCGTCAGGGTCACGCTTCGCCCATTCGTCCTCGGAAAAGCTGAGCGTGTCTTGGTAAAGGCCGAGCGTCGTCATCACCCCGAAACGGAGATTGACAGTCACAACATCGGGCGGGAGATCGCTCACGAGACGCCAGCCTGTTGAACTGCCTCCGCGAGCACGCGCCGGCTATTCACCAATGCGGCTTCCCGAATTTCGACGTTCTTTTCCCTGGCGAACAGTTCGCCTTCTTTCACAGTAGCCGCGGCGTCTCGTGCGGCAAGGGTCTTTTCGTAGGCAGTCTGGTCTTTTGCTACCGTCGCTTGCGCTGCGGCCTGCGCCTTGAGCTTTTCAGCTTGTGCCGCAAGCTGCGCGGAACGGGTCTCGTAGTCCTTCGCCGTCTTGATGAGGTCGGCTTTGGCAGTCGAGAGTGTCAAAAGGTCCGCGTCAACCGAAGCGCGGTCAGCTTCAATAGCACTGCGCTTTTCGTCGAGTGCAACGGTGGCAGCAGTAGCTTCGTCGCGCGCTTGGTTGAGTTCAGCCCGTGCTTGCAGCGCCTTCGCCGGGTCGGCGATGATGTCCAAGAGCGCGTTGGCGCTTGATACATCATTCCCTATTCCAAAGCCCGCCATGAACTATCTCCTACGCGATTGCGAACTTGTAGGTGCCCGCGGGCAGATCAACGAGCGCGACGCCATTGGCTGAGATAGCGGTCGCAGCGGTAAGGTAGGTAGAATTGTCGCCCGCGAGTACCTGGAGGGTCACAGTGCCGAAGCCGGTAGCCATGCAGACGATGCCGTAGCGACCCCCCATGAGATTGAACGCCGCGGTAGTTGCGCTGATGTTGGTAAAAACGAAGCTCTCCCGGCTCGCCGAGTGGTCAAGCGAGATATGGGTGAGGCTCACATAGACTGCTGATGCGGCCATCGGCTACCTCATGCCATTGGGGATTGTCATCGCGACGCTGGCGATGTCAGCGGTCGAGGAGAAGTAGTAAGACGCGCCGCCGAGGGGCACCTGATAGGAGGTGTGCCCACTGCGAAGCATCGTCAGAATGACGTTGTTCCCGCTGTCGTACAGGGTCAGCGTTCCGGGGTAGTTCACGTCCACCGGGTTGAAGGTGATGACGACAAACGCCTTCGGCATGTCGAACGTGGCGGTGCTGGTATTCGCCCGCACGTTCGAGAAAGACGCAGTAACCCCTTCGGGGATGCCGGCCACCGTCAGCCCCGATTGGCCGGCAGGTTGGCCCCCACGCCGTTGAGCCCGTTCTGGATGATCCACCGCTCGAACCGCTCCAGGGCGTTGAGCACCTGGCGCTGCGTGTTGGTCTGGTCCATGCGCAGTTCGATCTTGTCGGCCGCGGAGGTGGATGTACCCACGTTGTCGGGGTCTTTCGAGATCGCGTCGTAGTCGGACGTGACCGACATGTAATAGGACGCCATAGGCTACTCCTTTAGACGGGGTACTCGGCCCACATGAGGGTCATGCACGCCTCGATTTCGGTGCCGGTCAGCGCGGCAACCGGCGTAACGATCGTGTCCGGGGGCATGATGACCGAGCCATCGAAGTTGATGACCTTGCTCTGGTCGGTGACAGTCGT